AGCAATAAATGGCGGAGGCGGAACTTCTAATCAAATTAGATTAGAATTTATATCATCAGGAAACTTAACAAATGGTCAAGCTGTAGAACAGTTAGGTTCAAATAATGTTGCTGCATATTTAATGTTTAATGCGGAGTTATAATATGAAAATAGAAAATGCAAAATACCACAAAGATATTATTTCAGGTAAGAATAGAGTTATAAACTGTATAATAGATGGACAACATTGTTCAGTTCCTATGGCTGATGATAATACAGAATATATAGAAATTAAAAAACAACTTGCTGCAGGAACATTAACAGTGGAGGCATCAGACTAATGGCATATATAGGAAGACAAAATTTAGGTGGAGCATACAGACAGCTTGATGACATCTCATCAGGTTTCGATGGTTCTGATACTACGCACACTATGCAGGTCAACTCACAGAATGTAACTGTGGGTGACGTTAATCAGATCATCCTATCTATTGGTGGTGTGATACAAAAGCCAGGCACAGACTTTACGGTATCAGGTAGCACACTAACATTTACAACGGCACCTGCTGCCAACACAAATTTCTTTGCCATACTACTAGGTTCAGATAATGGTGGCACAACAACGCCAACTGACTTGTCTGTAAGCACAGGTAAAATTGCAGCTGATGCTGTTACAAAAGCAAAACTTGCAGATAGCATAGATGTTTTTGCAGGCACATCACTTAATGCTGCTGACTTAGGATCAGGCATACACATTAAAACTAGTGATAGTGGTGCTAGCGTATCTAGTGATGCCGATGACTTAATTATTGAAAATAGTAGAGCAGGTATGTCTTTTTTATCTGCTACTGATAATTATGGTATTATTAATTTTGGTGATAGTGGTGACAATAACATAGGTCAAATACTATATTATCATACAGATAATGATTTATCGTTTGTAGCAAACAATACAACATATATTACGATTGATTCATCAATGACTGGAGTAAGAATTGACTCTGGTAAATTTTCAACCTTTGGTGAATCAGCACCTGACTGTGGAGATGGCGGTATAACAATACAACGGGGTGCAAATGATGACAATGTTTTTACTTTTAAATCGACTGATATTGCACACGGAATGACAGGTTCTGGTGACACCGATACTTTTATGATAATGACAAAAGCAGATTCAACCAAAGGTGGTGTACAACTAAGAACATTTGCTGAAGATTTGAACGCTGAACGTTTAAATATTAATGTTCAAGGAGACGGTGATTTACTTGAAACAAAAAGCACAAGCACCAAAGGAGCTATTACTTTCGCTAATTCCTCTAAAAGTGGAACAGGACAAGGTTTTAGCAATAGTAATGGTATTATTATGAGTATTGCAAATTATACTAACGCTCAATTCTTGTTTGAGGCAGATGGAAATTTTCATGCAAACGCAGGTTCAAATACATTTGATGCTTATGAAGATGCTCAATTAGCTCGTGCCTATGATTTATCACATGGTAAAGGAGTTATTGAATCTAAGTTTGATAAATTTGTCGCTTACAACCATGAGAAATTAGCTCAATTGGATCTAGTTGGCAGAGAAGAAGATGGCACACCAAATCACATGGTAAATGTAACTGGTATGCAAAGGCTACACAATGGAGCTATTTGGCAACAATATGAAAAACACCAAAGACTTGCAGAAGCTGTATATGAAATGGCAAAAGAAACATTAGGCGAAGACAAAGCAGATGCAATACTTGAAAAGCATGATATAAAATTACTGAACTAAGGAGAAAACTATGGCAATAACAGCAAATATGACAACACATGATGGGATAGCACTTACAGATGCTTATGTGAGAGTGACTCAAGCGTATGTTAAAAAACTGGGTGATTGGAAACTAGTCTATGATGTTTTAATTTATAAAGATAAAGACACTCGTGATGATGCAACAAAAGAACAGTCTATGCGTATATCTAATCGTCATGTAGATCATTTTAAAATTGACTACAGCTTAGATGCAACAGACAACCCAATCAAACTTGCATACGCAGATCTAAAAACAAATAGCGAACTATCTAACGTCAAGGACGTCTAATGTTCAGTAGTCGCCCCTTTGCAGCAACAACGTTTGCCAGCACAGGCAACGACGAAACATTTGCACTCGTAACAGGTAACTCGTCAACTATATCTATAGGAGACGTTACAATACTAGGTGTTGCCGAGCATCAAGTAACGGGCAACGCGGTTACAGGTGCTACAGGTTCTGTAACGGTAACAGCTGGAGCAACAATCACGGTAAGTGGTAATGCTGTTACAGCGACAATTGGTGATACAACACTTAGCGGGGACGCAAACTTTGCAGTAACTGGTAGTGCAGTCACATTATCTACTGGAACTGCGGTTGCAAAAGCAAACGCTGATGTGCCTGTCACAGGTAGTCAAATAGGCACCATAGCTGCTGGCACAGTAACGATCACAGCAGATTGTGTGGTAATACCTACAGGTAGCTCAATTACAGTACAGACAACAAGTGCTGGTGTAATTACCTGGAATGAGATAAACTTGAACGCAAGTCAAACATGGACAGAGGTAGCAGCATAGGATATAAGTAATTATGGCATCATCTTTTTCTACATCGTTAAAACTCGAAAAAATGACAACCGGCGAAAAGGCTGGTTTATGGGGCACAACTACAAATACCAACCTCGACATGGTCGAACAAGCTGTTGGTGGTTATGTTGAGCTTAGTTTAGCATCAGGCAATCAAACGCCAGCGATTAGTGATGGTGCCGTCTCTGATGGACGTAACAAAGTTATAAAGCTTACAGGCACACTATCAGCAAACAGACAACTAATATTTCCAGACTCTTGTGAAAAAACATATCTTGTAATTGATGGCACAACTAGAAGCTCGAGTCACTATACAATAACAATTAAGACAAGCTCAGGCACAGGTGTAGCAATGCCTGTCGGATCTACTATGCTTGTAATCGTGGATGGCACAAATGTAATTACAGGTATTACACAAAAAGGTTATGTAACCACAACAGGTGCATACACAGCTGTAAACGGTGACCAAGTTATCGTAGATACAAGCGCAGCTGCCGTAACAGTCACACTACCTGCTAGTCCTAGTGTTGGTAATGAGGTGCACTTTTTAGATGGCAAGCTTAGTTTTAATTCTAACAATTTAACTATTGGCAGAAACAGTGAGCCCATACTAGGTAATGCTAGTGATCTAGTAGTAAACACAAACGGACAAAGTTTTACACTTGTATATGCAAATTCAACAAAAGGTTGGGTCAAGAAGCACTTTGCTGGAACGTAAGAGGTTTATATGGCTCTTATTGACTTTAAGATTTTACCAGGAATAGACAAACAAAACACAACCAGAGGTGCAGAAAACCGTTGGATAGATAGTGATAATGTTCGTTTTAGATATGGACTACCAGAAAAAGTAGGTGGTTGGTCCTCTCTTGTTGACAAAAGCATTGTTGGTGTAGTTAGAAGCCAACATCCATTTATTGATAATTCAGGTAATAGATATGTTGCGTTAGGCACAGATAAATTTTTACTACTGTACTTTGAGGGGCAGCTATTTGACATATCACCTTTTGATGCGGCAAGACAACAAACAAGTTGCACACTCGCAACAACAGACGATTCAACTTCTGTCACGATAACAACCGGATCAAATCACGCGTTAGAGGTTGGTGATATAATTTTACTTGACTCGGTGACCCTGCCTAGCGGAACGGGGCTTAGTGCATCAAACTTTGAAGACGCAAAATTTATGGTTAACACAGTTCCTAGTCCAAAAACATTTACAATTACATCAAGCGCTGCTGCAACCGCTACTGTATCCACTGGTGGATCTACAACTGTAGAATTTTACACAAAAGTTGGACCACAGATACAAACATATGGATATGGTTGGGGCGTTGGACAGTGGGGTGGAACTGTCGCTGGAGCTACAACATCCACAATAAACGAGGGCGGCACATTTAGTGACAGTGATACAACTCTAACTCTTACAAGTGCGGCTGCTTTTCCAAGCTCAGGCACAATACAAATAGGTAGTGAGTTAATTACATACTCTGGTAAATCAAGTAACGATTTAACAGGACTATCAAGAGGGGCAAATGGCACCACTGCTGCATCACACTCTAATGGTGCAACCGTTACAAATGCATCAGACTTTAGTGGTTGGGGTGTTGCTGTGCCTGCAGATCAAACAGCATTAGAACCAGGTCTTTGGTCACTAGATAATTTTGGTGAAGTGTTAATAGCAACCATTGCAAACGGTGAGACTTTTACATGGAATGCTGCAGCGACGGATAGACTAACTGTCAGAGCATCAAAAAGCACAAGTGGTTTTGCAACTGGTAATAATCCAACGGCATCAAGATTAACTTTAGTCTCACCCACTGCTCGTCACTTACTACATTTTGGAACAGAAACAACGATAGGAACAGCTAGCACACAAGATGACATGTTTATACGTTTCTCTGTGCAAGAGGATATAAATACATATACACCGACATCTACAAACACCGCAGGAACTCTTAGACTACAAGATGGTACAAAGATTGTAGGAGCGTTAAAAGCAAAAGAAAGTATTTTAGTATTTACAGATAACGCATTGTATACGATGAAATACATAGGATCACCTTTCTATTTTAACTTAGAACAAGTGGGCACAAACTGTGGACTTATAGGTCGTAATGCGGCTGTTGAAGTTGACGGTGTTGCATATTGGATGAGCTCAAAAGGATTTTTATTGTACGACGGAACTGTAAAAACATTACCATGTGCTGTAGAAGACGAGGTTTTTGACAACTTAGATACAACAAAGGGTCAACAAATAGCGGCAGGATTAAATAATTTATTTTCTGAAATAGTGTGGTGGTATCCCACTAATAGTGATTTTAATAATAAAGCGGTATCGTATAACTATGCAGAATCAACAGGTGTAGCAGGTGGGGTTTGGGCACTATCAACAGAAGCAAGAAGCTCGTGGATGGATGCAAAGATATATGAAAGACCGTATGCAACTAAGTTTGACACATCTGGTACAGGCACCTTTCCTACTATACTAGGTGAAAGTGGTCTTGGACAAACAAAATATTTTCAACATGAGATAGGCACAGATCAAGTTAACGAAGATGGCACTGTTACAAAAATAACTTCCAACTTAAAATCGTATGATTTTGAAATAGAAACACAAGGTGGAGGCGGAGATGTATTTGTTTCTGTCAGTAGATTCATACCTGATTTTAAAACATTGAATGGTAATTCAGATGTGACTTTAGCGATAAAAAGATTTCCGTCACAAACAGAAACATCATCAACAAATAGTCCATTTACCATAGATTCAAGCACTACAAAAAAAGATACAAGAGCTAGAGGTAGGTATGTCAACCTAAAAATAGAAAACAAAAATGTAAACGAGTCTTGGAGATACGGCACACTAATGCTAGATGTAAGACCAGATGGAGCTAGATAATGTCAAGAATAACAGTTAGATTACCAGAACCAAAAGAAGAATATGAAGTCACCACTCAAAGGCAAATTAACAGAGCTGTGACTGGTGTTGTAGAACAATTAAATACAACATACCAACAAGTTTTAAGAGATGAACAAGAGCAGGAGGTT